ATAAGCTGCCAATTTGTGCCGTCAAAAATAAGTTGACAACAACAACCGGGTGCTAAACTAATTGAAGTGCCTTGTGCAAAATTAGTTGGAGTGAGCGTATGTGTTTCTGTTGATGTGTTTACTAGAATCTTATATTCACCTGTATCACCATCATCTAAGGTGTAACTAGCACTTGATGTGCTTCTTGTAAATCTTACAAAAGATCTAAATTTAATATTAATGCTACTAGTGGTAGATATATTTATTTCTCGGTATCTAGCAACATTATTAAATACTAATTTACCACTACCTTTTGCACCTAAAAATAGATCTATATCAGTATCACTGCCTTTAGAAAGGATAAACGGACCACTCCCAGCAGCTGCATTAGTAAAATTAATATAGTTAACCGCGCTGCTTACCGATGTGAAATCTACGTATGTCTGATTATTTGGATCAACAATAGTTCCACTTGAATCAATAATTAGCGAATTAAATGTTTTATTAGATAGAGTTTGAGTCGCAGTATCTGTAACAAGCGTGCCATCAGCGTCTGGCAAACTAATGATTCTATCTGCAGTAGGATTTACAGCAGTGAGCCTTGTTTCATAAGCATCAGCTAATGAACCTTCAAAAACAATTGCACTATCTTCAAGTGAGATCTGGCTAGAAAGTGAGTCTCCCAACGTACCACCAAGGAAGTTATAAATCTCACTAAAATTTGCGTTGATCTTCTGGCCAGCAGAGCGAAGCGTATCGCCTGTTCCATCATTTGCAACTGTACCTACACTAATACTTTGTCTTGTCATGTTGTTACCTGTTACGATAAATCAATTTCTATTTATATCAATAGAAGGAATCCCCGATTGAATCTAAGTAAATCGTGTACATTTCGTTGTCCATCGTCTCGAGTGCCAACGAGAAGTCAGGCGTCGCTCTCAGAGCACTGTCTCTCGTGTCACTATCGTCGAATGTAAACGAGTTTGGAGTCAAGACTTCTGCAAGTGAAGAGTAATAGTTCTCTAGTTGCGTTGGTGTCAATGTAGAGTATAATGAGATCTTGTCATCAAGTCTGATACGATAGTCAACACCATCTCCAACAGAATCAAACAGGCCAGTGATTTGTGTAAACTCGTTCGTAATCGCAAAGTCAGACTGACTTATGATGATCGGACCTGTCACAGCAGAGTCTCTTGGATCTTCTGAAGCTGATGTTAAAGCAAAAGCCTTTACGCCTTCAAGTTCAACTTGTCCTGCAAAATAAAAACCTGCTGGGTGAACAAATTTTAAATACAGATCGTTATATGTATTAGTACCTAAAGCAGATTTAATTAAGAGAGAAAAGATTTGATATAAAGCATTGTTTTGAATAAACCTTAGTGACTCATAGCCAATCTCAGACTCACCGACAATGAACATGTTTCTTTTTGGATATTCAACGTTGACTTCTTGACCAAAGAAACCACGAAAGAAACCTTCAATTGAACTGCGGGTACCTTTGACACGATAAAATCGTGATAATAATGACGTCATCAGTCTTGGATTGTCAAAGAAAGAAGATGACTTAAGGCCTAACCCCACCTCTTGCAAGATGTAATCTAACTTGTCAAGATCTACTTGATCAGGATCTCTTAAAACGAAAAGCTGATTGATGTCTCTCTTGAAAGAGTGTGTGTTTTCGTTTTCTAGATACTCGTAATACTTCTCTAAAAAAGTTACAATGTTAGGATAACTCTCTAAGAAATACTCAGGAAGTACTTCTCGAACTTTACTCTTCGAGAAGCTTAAATTACGACGATTAAGATCTTGTACTTTATGTGTCATGCCAGTGTTGTAAGAGTATTCTGATAGTCAACGATGGCACGAGCAAACGACAATCCTGAATCAATGTCGATAACATAACTTCTTAATGGTCTAATGGTTGATTCATTTGCTGGTATGACAGAAAATTTTATTTCGGTACCTTCTATTGCTGAAGGATTAAATGCAATTAGAGATATAGTTCCTGTAGAAGCAGTGTAAGATCCAACGTTAGTAACAAGGGCTGTTCCTGCAAGTGTTTGAACTTGCAATACGTTAGAACCTAATACATTACGAATTACACAAGTAGTGCCTTGATAGGTAAAACGCGAAGATATAACTTTATGTGATATCGAGTCTGGGCTTGCAATGGAAACAGGGAAATATAGATTATAATTTGTTGCAGTTCCAACAGTGGGTGACAGTCTCAGTTGCACTTTCACATCCATCTTAGAGTTGAGAATAGCCGGAGACAACTTATCGATCTCTGTCAGAAGAGAAGATCTACGAAATACCTTATTGAATTTCTGCAGATTTGTAGTAAAATAGCTATTAACTGCATTAGTAACAAGAGACTCTATACCTCTTGTAGTTAAGTTAGTCAAGTCAGGATCAAAGTTAAACGTTGTACCGAGCTCAAGATACACGTTAGTAGGATCAGTAAATACTGTATCGATCGACATGATAGCCAAGTTATTTGTCAAGTTAGTTACGATCTGATCCTTGATGTTTTGTTTCTGACTATCAGTCAAACCGTCAATAAACTTCAAGCTCACGTACACGCGGCCGTATACAGGAGGATTGTTTTGGTTTCCACCCCATGCATTAACATCTGTAATATAAGAATTGTAATTAGCTAGGATTTGAGCTTTGTAATCTTCGACTGTTACCATTCTTTGTTGAGAAGCAAAAGCGATCGTAGCGTTGTTCTTGATAGAAGAGATCGTTTCTTTTGCAGCACCACCAGTAGACGCACTTACTAACGTGGTAGACAATGTGTAATCTGTGCCGTCTACGTCTACGTCGTTACTAGCGGTAAAGCTACTGCCACCGTTTGCAAGGTCTGCACTCGTAGACAGATATGTGATGACGATCTTATTTCCAGGAGAGGGTTGTTGTCCTAGAACACTACCGTCTCCAAATATAACTTCAAAGTATCCGTTAGGAACCTCTTTGACTTGATAGACTGTAGAAGTCGACGTGATTCTTACTGCTCTAGTAAGGTTTGTGTACGTGGTGAAAGAAGAACCAGATACTGTGTCGTAGACGTCGACTTTCATCGTCGTTGTGTCCATCGTGTCGTCAGGTATCACATAGACTTGTCCGTCACTCACGTCACCCACAATGAAAGTCTTCGTGCGCAGAGTTCCCTCTACGATCTCAATGTTAGCTGATTCACTGCTGTTAATAAACGAATAGTTACCAGATCCATCATCTGTTGCGATGTAGTCTTCAAGTGTCTGGAAAGTGTATGTCACGTCCTCAATAGAAGTCGTAAACGTGGTATAGGCTGGAAGTGTGATAGATGATGGGCGGCCGGCATCAGCTACCGTGAGATCTAGGTTAACCGTGGCTCTCGATGATGTCTTAGATCTTGGGAAATAACCTAGAACCTCAGCATGAGATACAACAGAAGATCTCAACTGAGCAGTGTTTAAGAACGACTCGTTTGTTGCAAAGTTAGCGATCAGGCCATTGATGTGCGTATTATAAGCTAAGACGTCTAAGATGTTAGACAGACCAGAAGCTTCGAAGTCGTAGTCAGCAAACTCTGACTGCGCTTGAAGATACGTCTTTAAGTTCGTCTTGATCGTATCAAAGTCTAGATCCGTCGATTGTATTGTTGCCATTTATCTTAACCTCGCTATCGATACGTCGAGTGACACAATCTCAGACGTACTGATGATTTGAAAAACTACTGTCACTTTCGCATCATAGTTATCAGGTAATATTAAAACCTGGATGTCTTTTACACGAACTCTCGGTTCATAGTTTTGAATTGCTGCTGCGATCATGTCCTTCATGTCTTCTTCATCAAAGTCCTCAGACAGAGAGAAGAGGAATCGATTCAGGTCACCACCAAAGTATGGTTGAAACGGTTTCTCTGTCGTATTTGTCAACAGAAGGTTCTTGATCGCCTGCTTTACTGCAGCGGCGTTTGTCTTCTTGTATATTTCGCCAGTCGTTTTCTTTGTGAATGTTAAGTCAATGTCAACATACTGCCTCTGTCGGGCAGTGATGATTGACTTCGTTTGAAGATCTCCGTCTTCGATAGAAAAGGCTTTTGCTGGCATAGTTACTATTTATTCAAATCTCTAGGATTTCTACGAGCTCGTTTGTACTCTGCACATAATTATTGAACTGAGTCTCGATCTTGTTCTGATAGGTGACCGCCCAGGGATGGCGAATCTTCGGCATGATCATGACGATCTGTGCATTGAGTTCACCGCTCGGATCGTATGAGTCGTAGTCGAGAATCATCTTTTCAAACTCTACATTGTCTTTAAGATAGATGGCTAGATCAAAGGTCTTCTCTGCTGCATTATTTCCATCTTGATCAATTAACTCATACACGACAGCTTGACCGTTTGACATGTAGTAGTTGATACTGTTTATGTCAAGAGTTTCGCCTGGCAGTGGCTTATACAGTCCTTCTGCGACAAGTAACTTGTACTTGGCAAATTCTCCAGAAGTGTCTTCAGAAACAATTTTAAGAACTTGCGCTTGCATATAGTATTGCTTTGCAAGTGATAGTCTTTCAACTGAATCTGATATGTGGTCCATTGTCTGCTTGTCGCCATATCCTCCTAAGAATCTAGCCATAGAGATTCCAGGAGCAAGACGTGTTCTGGCATTGATGCCAAAAGAAACTTGGTGTTCTGGATTATATTCTGGATCCGGTACGTAAATCATCTTGTAAATCTCTTTATCTTATCACCACGGTTTCCAATAAGTTGGTATCCTCTTCTTGGGGTAGTTTCACCACCCACAATCCTTCCAACTTGCTTAGGTGTAGACTGAATATAAGTAGGATTCAACTTACCTTCGGCTATCATAGCTCCAACAAACTTTACATTATTTAGTGTGTTTTTATCTCTCAATTTAGATCTCACTTCAGATACGGTGAGTTCTCTATTTGCAACGCCTCCGTAGTCTGTTGTCTTATCAAACGAGTTCTTCAGTGAATTCGCAGGATCAACAGATACCTCTCGAATACCAAAGCTAGAATTGTGCAAATAGTCATTCATGATACCTGACGTAGCTTGAACCGTACTTGTAATTGTTTGTGATCCGGGAGGGCCTACACCACCAGCAATATTAGCGCCATTTGCTACTCCATTAAGTGAACCATGAAATGTATTACCATAATGAGTAATACCAGCACCACCGATTGTTCCTGATGCGCCGATAACTGTCATATCATTCGCAGCGATGTTAGTGTTGTCTGCACTCATTACGATCGTGTCTTCAGCAGTTATTGTGATGTCATCACCACTATACAAATCAAAACCACCTTCAACGATATGCTTGACATTTCCTTTAATGATCTTATTCGCATCACCGAGTACTGTTTCAGTCTGTGTGCCACCTACAAAGTTTGATTGATGTTCAGTGACGATCGTCTTCTGTGTCTTACGAACCTGTTGCTTGTGTGAACCACGAACTTCATCGTTCTTGTTACCACCAACAGTTACGTTATAGTTACCACCGACTACGACATCAAAGTTACCAGCAACCTGCAGTGTTAGATTTCCGTTATAGATCATCTCAGCATCGCCGTCAACAATCACTTTTTCATCTTTAGTGGTAACTCTTACAGTGTTGCCAGTAGAACTGATGATCACTGTTCCATCCGCTCGCATCTCCACACCTGATCCCGTGCGATGACGAAACAACATGCGTTCAGCCCCTGGAGTATCATCGATCTCTTGTATGTGGCCACTGACAGTTTCCTTCACTTGATTGTAAGGATACTTTGGACCGACTGTTTGTTTTAATTCTAGAGATACATTCTTATAAGACCCACCAACGTGTACTTCGTTGATCTTAAATCCACGAGCAGCTTTATTTGTAGAAGCTAAGTTTGTGTATCCTTTTCTAGGAAACTCTAAATTAGGATCTTCAAACCCATCTCTTTTCGTTGAGTAGTTATCATAGTTCTCTTCAAAAATATCTTCTAACTCATTTGCCATATAGTTACCTACTATTCGTCTTTGCTTGAGCAGTCAATGCTCTTTGATAGTTATCAAGTGCGATCTCATACGCGATTTGTGACTCAGTCGTGTTTTCAATCAAGTTTACGCTCTCAGCCTGGTCTAATAGAGTTTTTCTATATGAGACACTATCGTGTCTGTTCACTCTGAGTTGCTCTGCAGAAGATTCCAGTTGACTGACATTTAAGTTTAGTGCATTAATCCTTGACAGGATTTGATTTATCCTTGAAGCGTTAAAATCTGGATTTCCTAAAAGTGTGTCATATTCATTTCGCAATCTCAAGAGCTCTCTATTAAACTTGTCGATATCCGACTGTTTCTTGAAGAGTGATTGCTCATCTTCTTCTTTCTCTTCATTTGTCTTTGTAACTGTTGAAGAGACAGTTGCAGGTTTTGTGTTGACTGGTGTAGTCGATGGTTTAGCAATCTTATTTGGCAAGTACTTAGAGACTTCGTCTAAGTTCATAGGTCCTAGACCCCTTTGCCAACGATTTGTTAACGAGTTGTCTCCTACATAAAGTGTTTCCCAACCAAATCTTTGATTAGTCCAATCAAGAGCGCTGAACATTGCAGATTCTTTTACGTTTCCAAGCCCGGCATATTCGTCTATCGATATGACTTCTCCTCCAGGAGATGCTGCTCTAAAAGACTGACAAAGTGATTCGAATGCTATCCATTGTGCTGATGTATAAGAATCTGGGGAGAGATAATCTTCTTTATCCTCTTCATAAGGATAATCTAAGTCTACGCCACCCGCAAAGTAAACTATAACTGTTCTTTTTGCCCAGCCTCTGATACCTTCACCAGTCCAATAAGGAAAGACAAGTGGTCGACCTCTCTGAATACTACCGTCTCTTCTAATAACATAGTGCGCTTGAATTCCACCATACTTATTACGTTGCCCAGAAACCATGTTTCTATTGACATACTCTATGTGTTTACGGTGAATATACTCAGCGTCTACGTCTTGGTTTCTAGCAGTTTTAGTTGAACCTATTAGCATTGCTGTAAAAGGCCTGTTGACAAAAGACCCTCTCATCTCAGCTTCTAGTTCTTCTTTTGAATCAACGTGCGAGAACAGAGTTTCAAATGAGTTTGAAGAAGTTGAGTTTCCTCTCCATCCTGGTAAACTCTTACCAACTTTCACTGGAGCGTTAAACAACTCAAACTCATTCCCATCGCCAATCAATGGGGTGATAGAAGTTTTTCCATTCGAACCGATGATCTCAGGCGTGTTAGGATCAAAAGATTCTGGAGAAACTACTCTTCCTAAAGATCTTGTATTATCATTGGCAAAACTACTTTTTCTTAAAGCTCCTGATATCGTAGCTACTACGTTACCTAGTACGTTTCCAAACGGAAGTCCTATAGATCCAAATGAACCAGTAGTGCTTCCATAAGGATTTGCAGTTTGAATATTTAATTTTTTAGACACTTTTTCAAGATCTGTGATTACCGACTTTGATATGTCAATACCTACATTTCGTTCAGCAACTTGAGGATCTGATGAAGTCTCTCTTACTTTCAATTTAATAGCATTTTCGTCAGTCGACACAGAAGTTCTGATTGCAGACTCAATACCTTTAGGTGATCCATGCGTCACGACAGTAGACAAGAAACCATTTGATGTTGTCTTTCCTGTTAATGTTGTGATCTCTGAAATGTTACTAGAAGTTCTTGTGACTTTAATACCACCGCCATCAATAGAGTTTGTCA